AGGTGGCTCCCAGGTTTGCCGGGTTCAGAGCCCAGGTGATCATGCTCCGCCGTCACGCAAGGTGACGGCGATTTCGCCGCGCAACGCGGCTTGTTGGAGTGATCGATGTGCCGAAGGGCGGAGCACGCACACGGTCGGGGCCTGCCCCTGATCCGAATGCGCTGAGGCGTGAGCGGGACGCCGGCGAGTGGACGATTCTGCCTGCTGAGGGCCGTGAGGGCGCACCGCCTGACTGGCCGTTCGAGGAGCAGAGCGTTCGTGAGGCGGTGCTGTGGGAGCGTTTGTGGAGGATGCCGCAGGCGTTGATGTGGGAGCGCTACGGCCAAGACCTCGAGGTCGGCCTGTATGTCCGTCGTCTGGCTGAGGCGGAGAAGCCGGACTCGGCGGTGGTGCTGTCGACTCTCGTGCGGCAGATGGCGGACTCGTTGGGGCTGACGACGCCAGGGATGCGCGGTAACCGGTGGCGTGTTGACCGGCTGAGCGAAGAGGGCGAGACCCTGAGCGGCCCGACGCCTTCCACTGCGCCGACTTCGGCGCGCGCCCGGCTGCGGGCCGTGTCTGGGGGTGCCTGATGGCTGAGGTCCGACACGTGATCTTGGCGAAGCCCGGTGACATTTTGCTGATCGGGAACCTTGGAAACTGCCTTGAGCTGGGCGGAGAGGACCTGCAGCGGATCGGCCAGGTCTTCCGGGACCAGCTCGGGATCGAAGTTGTCGGCTTCGAGGCGGACATCGACATGAACGTGGTGTCCGGTGGTAGCGGCTGACGACGGGACCTGGTCTCTCGACTTCCCCACCCTGTTCGTGGTCCCCGATTGGATTGCCCGTCACTGCCTGCTTCAGTCGGTGGGCGGTCTTGACGACACCCCGCAGTCGTTCCAGATGTACGACTGGCAGCTGCGGATCGCGGCCAGCTTCTACCGGGTCAAGCCGGAGGCCGCGCTGGGGCAGCTCGCGACCGCCTTCCACTACCGGCGGGCGCAGGCCGTTGCGCCGCAGAAGTCGGGGAAGGGCCCGTGGGCTGCAAGCGTCGTAGCGGCTGAGGCGGTCGGTCCTGTGCTCTTCGGCGGTTGGGCGCGTGGCGGGGAACGCTACCGCTGCTCGGATCACCGGTGTGGCTGCGGCTGGGTGTACGAGTATGAGCCGGGTGAGCCGATCGGCAGGCCGTGGAACAAGCCGCTGATTCAGATCACGGCGACGTCCGAGGACCAGACCGACAACACGTACCGCCCGCTGCAGGAGATGATCCGTAACGGGCCGCTCGCCGAAGTGATGAAGGTGGGCGAGCAGTTCATCCGTCTGCCGGGCGACGGCCGGATCGACGTGGTCACCTCGAGCGCTCAGTCCCGTCTGGGTAACCCGATCACGTTCGCAGTGCAGGACGAGACGGGTATCTGGACCGACGGCAACGGCATGACCAAGGTCGCGACGACGCAGCGCCGCGGCCTGGCCGGCATGTCGGGCCGGTCGCTGGAGACGACGAACGCATGGGATCCCACTGAGAACTCGGTGGCGCAGAAGACTGCGGAGACCAAGGTCAAGGATGTCTACCGGTACCACCGGCTGCCGCCCAAGGATCTCGACTACGCGAAGAAGGCGGAACGCCGGAAGATCCATGCGGCGGTGTACGCAAGCAGCGTTCACATCGATCTCGACTCCATTGAGGGCGAGGCCTCCGAGCTGCTGGAGAAGGAGCCTGCGGAGGCGGAGCGCTTCTACGGCAACCGGATCACGGCCGGTATGGGTACGTGGCTCCAGCAGGACCGGTGGGACGCCCGTATCGCGCCCGAGGACGTTCCTGATGGCACGCGTCTGGTGCTCGGCTTCGACGGCTCGGACGTGGACGACTGGACGGGCCTGAGAGCGGAAACGCTGGACGGCTACCAGTTCACCCCGACATACGGACCCGACAGCCGGCCCTGCATCTGGGACCCGGAGGACTGGGACGGTCAGGTGCCGCGCCTTGAGGTCGACGCCGCCGTGGACGAGCTCATGGGCCGCTACGAGGTTGTCCGCATGTACTGCGACCCGCCGTACTGGACCAGCGAGGTTGCCGCCTGGCAGGCCCGCTACGGCGAGAAGCGCGTCACCGAGTGGCAGACCTACCGCGTTGCCCAGATGCACGCAGCGTGCGAGCAGCTGCTGACCGACGTCACGAAGAAAGACACGACCTTCCGGCACGACGGCTGCGAGTCCACGTCCATCCACGTCCGGAACACTCGCAAAGCGGCGCGGCCAGCGAGGCGGTACGTCCTGCGTAAGGCGACGCACGTTCAGAAAATCGACCTCGCTGTCATCTCGACTCTCGCCCACGAGGCCGCCTGCGACGCCATCGCCTCAGGCCTGGCCAAGCCAAAAAAGAAGTCCAAGATGCTGATTCTGCAGTGAGGGGCGGTGCGCTGGTGGACCGTTCTGACGAGCAGTGGCTGAAGCATCTGATCCGGTGCCACGACAAGGAGCTGCCGGAGCTGCGGCGGCTGAACTCGTACTACGAGGGCAAGCAGCCGCTGTCGTACATGGCTCCTGAGTTGGAGCGTGAGCTTCAGGAGACGGTGCGGCAGGTCGTCGTCAACTGGCCGCGCCTGGTGGTGGACTCCGTTGAGGAGCGTCTCGACGTCGAAGGCTTCCGCTTCCCCGGGGAGCCGGGTGCGGATGAGGAGCTGTGGCGGATCTGGCAGGCCAACGACATGGACGAGCAGTCCCAGCAGGGGCATCTCGATTCGCTCGTCATGGGCCGCGCCTACGTGGTCGTCGGCACCCGGGAGGGCGACGACAGCACGCCGCTCGTCACGGTCGAGTCTCCGATCGACATGTACGCGGACTTTGATCCGCAGACCCGTGAGGTGCGGGCCGCGGTGAAGCGGTGGTGTGAGGAGGAAGAGGACGGCAAGAAGGTCGACCACGCCACCCTGTATCTGCCGGACGCGACGTCCTGGTGGGAGAAGGAAGACGGCGTATGGGTCGAGGACCCCGAGTACGCCCGGGATGAGCACGACATCGGCGAGGTCATGGTCGAGGTGCTCGCCAACCGGCCGCGCCTGAAGTGCCCGAATGGCGTGAGCGATCTGGCCGACGTGATTCCGATCTCGGATGCCGCATGCAAGATCGCCACGGACATGATGGTCAGCGCGGAGTATCACGCGACACCGCGCCGGGTGGCGTTCGGCTTCGGCGAGGAGGACTTCGTCGACGCCAACGGTCGCAAGGTCTCGGCGTTCAGCCGGATCATCGGCCGGATGTGGGCGACGGAGAAGAACCGCAAGGAGGACGGCGCGGACGTCGTCCAGTTCTCCGAGGCCTCCCTGTCGAACTTCCACGAGACGATCAAGCTGCTCGCCTCGCTCGTCGCCTCCCTGTCTGGTCTTCCGCCGCACTTCCTCGGTCACGCCACCGACAACCCGGCGAGCGCAGATGGCATCCGCAGCGCAGAAACCCGCCTGGTGAAGCGGGCCGAACGCAAGCAGCGCCGTGCCGGCGGCACCTGGGAGCGCGTCAACCGCAAGGTGATGCGCATCAAGGACGGCGCCTGGAACCCGGACGCCCGCTCGCTGGAGACGATCTGGCGAGACGCCAGCACGCCGACGGTGGCGCAGCGGGCCGACGCCGCGGTGAAACTCTTTACGGCGCACATCGTGCCGCTGCGGCAGACCCGCGAGGACATGGGCTATACGCAGGCGCAGATCGAGCGCATGGAGGAGCAGGACGAGCAGGCCGCGCAGGATGCCATGCAGCGCATCATGGGCGGCGACCTCGCGGCCCTGGAGGCTGGCCCGAAGCCGCCCGCCGAGCCGGTTCCTCCCGAGCCGCAGCCTGCTCCGGTGACCTGACGTGCGGATCACGCGTTCGGTGCGCGAGATCGCTCTGGCCTTCCAGGCAGCTCAGGCGCGCCGAACTCGGCTCACCGCGACTGAGGTTCAGCGCCTGTGGGCCCAGTTGGACCGTAGGGACTTGTCGGGGTCGTGGGATGCCTCGGTGGGGCCGCGGATCGTCCGCGCTATCACGGCTGGCCAGCTGTCGACGGCGGCCGCGGCGGACGGGTACGTGGATGAGGTGGTGGATGCCGAGGGTGCGGATCCGGCTCGGGCGGGCCGGGTCCGGCCCGAGGCGTTTGCCGGGATGGCGGCCGATGGGCGGTCGCTGGACTCGTTGATGCTGCTGTCGGTCATCACGACGAAGCAGGGCATCGCTGGCGGTCTCTCGACGGACGACGCCCTGATGAGGGGGTTGAGCCAGGCGCTGCGCCTGTCGTCGTCGGAGGTGGCGCAGGCGGGCCGGAGCGCGGTCGGTTCCAGCATGACCGGGGTGCGGACGATCCAGGGCTACGTGCGGGTGGTGCAGCCGCCAGCGTGTGCTCGCTGCATCATCCTGGCGGGCAAGGAGTACGGCTGGAATAAGGGGTTCCAGCGGCATCCGAAGTGTGACTGCGTCCACCTGCCGACGACCTTGATCGCCCGGCACCAGCACCGTGACCGCGGGTTCATCGATCCCAACGCCTACTTCAGCAGCCTCGGACGTGCCGAGCAGGACCGCGTCTTCACTGCCGCGGGCGCGCGCGCGATCCGTGAGGGCGGCGACATCAGCCAGATCGTCAACGCCCGGCGCGGCATGTACACCACGACCGCCTTCGGCCGGACGCTGCGCGCGACCCGCGAGGGCACGACAACCCGCGGGTTCTTCTACCGGCAGGAGCGGGCCCGGGACATTGCCCGCAGCCGGGTGCCGGCCGACATCGGTCGGCAGTACCGGCTGACCACCCCCCGTCTGCTGCCTGAGCAGATTTTCGAGCTCGCCGAGTCCCGCGATGAGGCTATCGCGATGCTCCGGCGTTTCGGCTACCTCTCGTAGCCGACTGTTCCTGACCTGGCGCAAGGCCTGGTCATTCATCCCGCAACGGGAGCGCATCACCATGAGCACGACTCGTACCCGCTGGCTGCCCGCTGCCCAGAGCGCGGACTGGTTCCAGCTGACCCGGCACGACGACCCCGAGCCGACCGACCCGGAGCCTGCTCCGGACCCGGTAGATGACGCCTCAGATCCTGATCCTGAAGGCGAACCGGAGGGCGCCGACAAGCTCGGCGACGAGGGAAAGCGCGCCCTGGACCGGATGAAGGCCGACCGAGCGGCAGCACGGAAGACCGCTGCTGCCGAGAAGAGGCGCGCGGACGAACTGGCCCGCAAGGTCGCCGACTTCGAGGACCGCGACAAGTCCGACCTGGACAAGGCCACCACGAAGGCCGAGCGCCTCGAAGCCGCCGCCGCGAAAGCTACGGCCCGCGCGGTGAAGGCCGAAGTGAAGGCCGCCGCCGCAGAGTTCGCCGACCCCGAGGACGCTGCCGCATTCCTCGACCTGGCCACGTACACCAGCCATGACGGGGAGATCGACACCGAGGCAATCTCGGCCGACCTCGAAGCCCTCCTGGAGCGCAAGCCGCACTTGCGCAGGGCCGCCGCCAGCGAACCGAAGAAGCCCGCACCCAAGCCCGACCCGGGCCAGGGTGCACGACCCGCCGAGCCGCCGACCGATTTCCGCACCAGCGACCGCGCCTCACTGGACGCCAAACTCGCCGAGCTGGCGCCTGGGTTCCGTCTCCGCTCGTGATCCGAATCCGTGCCCGCTTGGGCGACGGGCACACCTCGATCGAGGTGGACGGACACGAGGGGCACGCCGTGGACGGCCGCGTCTGCGCAGCCATCACGGCCATCACTCAAACCGCCCTGCTGGGCCTGGAGCAATACGCCCTGCAGTACCCGGACCTCGTGTCCGTCGAGATCACACAGGAGTAGAAATGACCACACTGACGGCTGCCAAGCCGTGGTTCCGGCTCGACCGCCACGACGTGCGGTCGACCGTTCCGACCGCGATCCGCGCCATGATGCAGAACGGCATCCTCGACAGGGTGTTCCAGGAGTCGCTGAAGCCGAACTTCATCTTCCCGGCGATCGCGGACGCGATGCCGTGGCAGGGCGGTCTCGGCGACACCAAGACGTTCACCCGCAAGGGCCTGCTCGCCCCGGCGACCACGCCGATCACCGGCTCGGACACGTCGGCCGCGACGTACAGCATCGAGCAGTGGTCCGTGACGATGGACCAGTACGGCCAGGCCGTCGACACGAACATGCTGACCAGCTCAATGGCGCTCGCCAGCAAGTTCCTCGCCGATGTCGAGACCCTCGGTATCAATGCCGGGCAGTCCATCAACCAGGTCGCCCGCAACAAGCTGTACAACGCATACATGGGCGGCCGGACGTGGGCGACGGCGGCGGCCTCCACGGACACCAGCATCATCGTGCAGTCCGTGAGGGGCTTCGAGTACGTCCTCGTCAACGGTGTCCCCACCGCGGTGTCGGCGTCGAACCCGTTGTCCGTGACGGTCGCCGGCGTTGCGAACACTGTGACCGGCGTCAACGCCGGCACCAACACGCTGACGCTCGGCACCACCCGCGTCGACGTCGTCGGTGACGCGGTCGTCGCGGCCAACGCTCCGGTGACGGTACGCCCGACCGGGTCGACGGCCTACGACCTCGGCACCTCGAACGTGGCGACGTTCGCCCTGTTCCGGAGCTGCGTCACCCGCCTGCGGAAGATGAACGTTCCGACGGTGGGCGGTTACTACATCGCCCACATCGACCCGGACACCGAGGCCCAGCTGTTCTCCGACAGCGACTTCAAGCAGGCGCTGCAGGGCCGTGTCGACTCCCCGATCTACCGGGATCTGTCGATTGGCCGGTTCGGCGGCATCGACTGGGTCCGCAACATCGAGGCCCCCACCGTCCTGGGCGGTTCGGCGGGCAACGTGACCGTCCACCGTCCGGTCATCCTCGGCGCGGGCGCCCTGGTCGCGGCCCCCTTCGAGGGCATGGGCGACCTGCTGCGCGGCTCTGGCGTGGAGGACGTCCCCGACATCTCGATGGTCAATGCGGCGCCCGGTGTGGATGTCGCCCGGATCGTCCGTCCGCCGCAGGACCGCCTGCAGCAGAACCTGTCGACCTCGTGGTCGTGGGTCGGCGACTACGGCGTCCCGTCGGACTCCACCACCGGTGACGCGGCCCTGTACAAGCGCGCCGTGGTCCTCGAGCACGCCTGACCGCGCCCTGACGGGACGCCGCACTGCCGGCGTCCCGTCGGCCTGAAGGAGGAAACATGCGCGCGAAGGTGCTTGAGAACATCTCGCCGTACTGGAACTACGGCGTCCATCCGCTGGCGAAGGGCGAGGAGGTCAGCGGCGAGTTGGCCGCCTATCTCGTGTCCACGCGCTCACCGGTGGAGCCGCTCG